TATGGTTATAAAGTAGGAGATTTAGAAATAACTGGATTTCATTACTTTTATCTAAACTATTGTCCTATTGATAGAGCTGTAGATGAGCTATTACCTGACGGTACAATGCAAGCAAAACGTGAGCGTACATTCCCTAGATTTTATGACGGAGATTATGAATATTTCCACGAGATAGATAAAGCAAGAGCAGCAAATAAACATATGATAGTTTTAAAAGCAAGACGTAAGGGATATTCTTACAAGGCTGGATCTATGCTTGCTAGAAATTACTTTTTTGTTAGAAATAGTAAAAACTTTGTATTTGCATCTTCTAAAGAATTTTTAATTGGTGACGGACTACTCTCAAAAGCTTGGGAGTTTTTATCTTTTATAGATGATCATACTGCATGGTCTCAACCAAGATTACGAGATAGAGAAATGCACAAAATGTCTGGGTATAAGAAAAAAGTAAATGGAATGGAGATAGAAATGGGTATGAAATCCCAGATTATAGGTGTATCTCTAAAAGATAATCCAGATAAAGTAAGGGGTAAAGCAGGTGAGCTAGTATTTTTTGAAGAAGCAGGGTCTTTTCCTGGATTACTAAAAGCATGGGAGGTAACAATGCCAACAATGAGACAAGGTGCTAAAACATTAGGGATGATGGTAGCATTTGGTACAGGTGGTACAGACGGATCTGATTTTGAGGCTATGGAAGAAATATTTTATAATCCAGCAGCATACGATTGTATGGATTATGAAAATGTATGGGATGAAGGAGCGATGGGTACAAGATGTGGATACTTTATACCAATACAAAAAAACTTAGATGGATTTATAGATGATCAAGGCAATTCTATAGAAAAAGATGCTATAGAATATGAAGAAGAAATGAGGGAGAAGAAAAAAGGGGCTGCAGATGCAAAATCTTTAGACCAATATATAGCTGAGCACCCCTTCTCACCTCAAGAAGCAACACTACAAGTAACAGCTAATTTATTTGACATTGCATCATTGCAAGAACAATATAATAATGTAAAAGCTAGAAATTTACAATCAATAGGTACTGCAGGGAGACTATATCACAATGAAAAAGGAGAAGTTAAGTTTAAAATAGATGGTGATCTAAAACCTATAACTAAATTTCCACACAGAAAAGATGATGATAAGACAGGAGCAATTATAATATACGAAGCACCATATAAAAATCAAGAACAACAAGTACCTTTAAATTTATATGTAATTTGTCATGACCCTTATGGTCAAAATCAATCAGCAGACTCTATGTCATTAGGATCTGCATATGTATTAAAACGACCAAACAATTTATCACATCCTGATGATATAATTGTAGCGTCATATGTAGGTAGACCACACTCACAAGATGATTATAATAGAAATTTGTTTATGTTAGCAGACTATTATGGATGTAAAATAGGATTTGAGAATGATAGAGGTGAGGTAATAGCATATGCAAAACGTTTTAGAAAAATGCATAAATTACAAGAAGAATTTGAGATGTTAGACAAAAAAGAACTAAGAAGTAAGAACGTAAAACGTCAATATGGTATGCATATGACAGAAGCAAGGAAGCGTCAAGGTGAGATATATATAAGAGACTGGTTAAACACAGTTAGGAGTACGGATGAAACAGGAAAAAAATTATTAAATTTACATAAGATATATGATCCAGCTTTACTAACAGAATTAATTAAATTTAATCACAGTGGTAACTTTGACCGTGTAATGTCTTTAATGATAGGCATGTATCATACAAGGGAATTGTATAACGCTGAAGTAAAAGACATCATAGAAGATAGAGCTACAGATAAGTGGTTCGAACAAAACTATTATTAATATGAACAAAGAAAAAGATTGTAAACCTTATAACCCTCTACCAGAATACTTGGCGATTGGACCATCAGATATACACGGGGCAGGGATCCTAGCAAAAGAAGATATTCCGGGAGAGGTTGTTATAGGTATTACACATGTATACGATCCAAACTTTCAACACAATTATATTAGAACACCATTAGGAGGATTTATTAATCATAGTGATGATCCTAACTGTGAATTGATGGATAAAGATGAGGATTATCATTATAAGGTCATAAAAACAATACGTAAAGTAGAGGCAGGAGAAGAGCTGACTTTAAAATATAGTTTATATGATATATGTAATTATTTGTAGTGGTATATTTATAATACCAACTTTGTAATTACTACTATACAAAAAACGAGGGGTAAAATTTATTAAATTTGTAAGATTATGGGATACGATAAAATACCGAGGCAAAAGCTTTCGATTACTAAAAAAAATAAAAAGTGGGGAGAAGAATGTGTAGAAGCATTTATAGATCTCTCTAGTTCTGGCGCTAGTCATAACAAGCAAAAGGACGATATGAAAATATTATATGATTACTATAACGGTGTAATTGACGAGGCAGATTATAAGTACGTATTAAAACCTTACGGCAAGTCCCGTAAGAATTTTCCTTCTGAAATGCGTAACTACCCCATTATCAAACCCATAATTGATCTTCTTCTAGGGGAAAAATCTAAAAGACCTCTCAATTATACTGTTACAGTTCAAAACTCAGATGCTATTTCTATAAAAGAGCAACAAAAATCTGAGGCAATAGCTCAAAATTTAAGACAAAAGTTTTTACAAGAAGTACAAGCTATGGGCGTAGACATAGGTGCAAACATGGATGAAATACCAACACCTAAACACATAGCTGATATGTTTGAATTAAATTATATTGATAACAGAGCAGTTTTAGGACAACAAGCTATGAATTATATATTTCAAGAACAAGAAGTGTATGATAAAATACAAAAAGCTTGGTTTCATTATTTAGTTACTGGAGAATGTTACACACATAGAGGAGTAAGGAATAATGAGCCTTATTATGAAATACTAAACCCATTAGATGTAGACTATGACCTTGATCCAGATTTAGAATTTGTAGAAGATGGAGATTGGGCATTAGTTAGAAAATACGTACACGCATCTACAGTTATTGACGCATATTATGAAAGTTTATCAGAGCAAGAAATTTTAGAATTAGAAGAACCAAGACATTCTGAAACTGATATTTCTTTTTTATATGCTAACTCATCAGGTAAAGATGAAAATGCTTATAGAAATAGATTAATAGAAGTTGTAAATGTATATTGGAAATCTAGAAAAAGAATAGGATTTTTAACTTATTTAGATCCTGAAACAGGAGAGTTTGAAGAAGTAGAAGTTGCAGATGGATTTAGAATGCCAGCAGAAATAAAAGATTTAGGAGGTAAATTAGAATTTAAATGGGTTAATGAAGTATGGGAAGGTACAAGAATAGATGGTAGAATATATGTAAATATAAATCCAATACTTAACCAAAGACTATCTTTAGAAAATCCTTCTAAATGTAAATTACCTATTAATGGTAGAAGATATTCTGATATAAATTCTAAAAATATATCTTTAGTTAAACTAGGTATACCTTATCAATTAAATTACAATATTTACAAGTATAGATTAGAACTTGCAATAGCTAGGAGTAAAGATATTATTGCACAGTTTGATATTAATATGATACCTAAAAAGTGGGACATGGATAAATTTATGTACTACGTAGAAGGTACAGGTATTGCTTGGGTAGATTATAATAAAGAGGGTATACAACTAAATCCACAACATCAATCTGTTATGGATATGTCTATAAAAACTATAAGTCAGTATATTACTTTACTAGATTCTATATTACAAGAGTGGGAAAAAATATCTGGAGTAAGTAGACAAAGACAAGGTGAGATTGGAGCATATGAAGGTAAAGCATCTTCACAACAAGCAATATTACAATCATCACATATTACAGAAGATTTATTTAGAAAGTTTGAAAGAATGGAGCAAAGAGATTTTCAAGCTCTACTAGACTATTCTAAAGAAGCGTGGCTAGCAGGTAAAAGAGGAATGTTTGTATTACCTGATGGAACAACAGACTTTTTAGATATAGATAGTTTTGATTATATGGAATCTAACTTTGGATTATTTGTTTCTGATGCAGGTAAAGATCAAGAGAAGTTACAAAATATTAAAGGATTAACACAAGCTATGATGCAAAATGGTGCTAAGCCAGGAGATATAGCTGAGATGTTAGATTCTGATAGCTTTACACAAATTAAGAAAAATCTTAAACTTGCAGACAAAGCAAATGCTGAATTAGAACAAGCA